ATTAAATTAAATTAAATTAAATTAAATTAAATAATTAGTGTAAATTAATAATGTTTTATATTATATAAATGATTGATATAAAACGTTATTTAATTCTAATTTTATATTATTTATTATTAGGTATAATTTCCATAAGTGGGTTTTTAGTAATAGGAATATTTTTTACACAAGTTCTTTATTTAATTTCTTAATTTCTTAATTTCTTAATTTTACATTGAACTAATAAATTTCCAATTTAATTCTTTACATATATTTTTCCATATTTCATCCTGTTCATACATCTTTTCACGACTTTTAAGAAGTGGGAAATATTTTAAATATTCGTTTTTTTCTAAAAGTTGAAAAAATTTATAGAGTGTGTATGAATAGCTTAAAAAATTTTTTCTAGTTTTAGGGCAATGTTTTTCAAACGGATCTTGAATTTCATTAAACATTTGTAAGAGTTTATTTTCTAGTTCCCCGTTAATTGTAAGTCTTTTTTCACCTGTTATTCGCGTTATTATATTAGGAATGTGTTCATAATACTTGTTAAGTTTTAATTTTTTCAAAAATTCTTTCATTTTATCATATGTTATATTATCTTTATCAGTTATCCTTTCTTTTTTAATTTCGGATAAAACACCTGTTATAATTTCTTCTGGTATACTTATTCCTTCCCTTCCTTGAATTTGATATATCCATTCTTTAAAGTGATTAGTTCTTTTATAACAATAAGGTTTAGTATATTCATGGGTTTCAGAGTGATTCCATTCTCTAATGGTAGAGACGTTAAAATTTTCAATGTTTCCACATGAATAACACACGTTGATACCAACCGATGTGTCGTTAATTAATTTATTTCCACATTCTTTACATTTAAAATTATAATTTATAACATTTACAAAATCATTATTTTCTTCTGGAAAGCACTTTGCTATATAATTTTTATACATAAGTTCTTTACTGTTTTTAGAATCCAATTTTATATACTTTGAAATTTCCCCCAAAGATTCTATATCCTCATAATTTTGTTCTGTAAAATCTATATTTTTAATAAAATCCATAGCTTTAAATAAATAATCGGTGAGTTCGTAATCAGATTCTATGTATTTAATTTTAGATTCTAAATTTTTAATTTTACAAATATTTAAAGAAGCGTCTTTTTGTGTTTGTAGTTGTCTAAGTTCTGTTTTGTATTTGTTTATTTTTTGTTTTTCTTTTTCTATCTCTAAAAGTTTTGTTGTGTGTTTTTCTAAAATTGAAGTTCTAGAATCTGTATGTATAGGTTTTTTTGAAATTTTAAATGTAGCCATAACTTATAATTTAATTAATTATTTTTTTAAACGTTTTAATTAGTAATTTATTTAATTTTCCAATATCTAAGAATGACTTTTTTAATAAAATTTTCAAATGCGATTACTTTAAAAACAGCATTAAATATTGCAAAGTTATATAAAATAAAATATATATCACATCTTAAAAAATTTAATTTAATAAATTTACTTAATAATTTTAACGCAGCAAAATTAATACAACGCACTTATAGAAAAAAACTTTTTTTAAACGTAGAGTGTCCAATTTGTAACGAAATATTAACCTATCCATTCGTATCTTTTAAAATTCGAGAAAAATTTTTTTACTACGATTTTAATACAATTATAACTTACTTTGAAAAAACTGGAAATTTTAGAGATCCATGTACAAGAGTATTAATATCTGAAAAAAAGATATACGAAATTAATTCTTTGATTAGTTATTATTATGGTAAATCTACTAAAAAAATTATTATAACACATGGTATGATTAAAATAACGGAATTCAATATTATCACTTATTGTTTATATGATATAATTAAAGAATTAGAATCTATAAAATTAAATGAAAAATTAGATGGAAAATTAGATGGAAAATTAGATGAAAAATTAGATATAATTTATACTAATATATTACCGAGGTTTATATATTATATTAGTTATTTAAATAATAGATATCCAATTGAAGAATTTATTATCGTTTTAAATGCATGTAAAGAATCTATTAAGAATGAAACTTTATTGGAGTATATTCATTTGGTAGAAAATAATTATTGCTAAAATTATTTAAACATAAAGAAAAGACATATAAAGAATTAAATATGTCGCTGTGTAAAATTTGCGACCCTAAAAATAAATTCAAAAGCTGTATTTGTGCAGAAAATTTTTTAACTTTTAACGAAACCTGTAAAAAAATTGTAGGTAATTTGTATAATTACGAAAATCTTTCACTAATTAAGAATTGGGCTATATCTACTATTACGGTATGTTGTAATTTTAATAGTAGAATAGATATTAAAAAATATACAGATATTTATGGTAGCAATTGTCTTAAAAAACAGTTTTATAATTGTGTTCACGTGTATATAGGTGTAAAATATCAAGATAAAATTAAAATATCCGTTAAAATTTTTTCAAATGGTAAAATTCAGATGGCCGGAGTATTGAACGTATACTCAATAACATATGCAATTAGAAAAATGTTTAAACGTTTAACAATTTTAAAAGCCTTTCAAGAAAATGCTTTTATTTCTAATGTTAAAATTTGTATGATTAATTCAGATTTTAAAATTAATAAAAACATTAAACAATCGGGTTTATGTAAAATATTTGATGAAAAGAACTTATCTTACATAAAGAGATATTCTTTTAATCCAAATAAATACCCAGCTATCAATGTTAAAATATTAAATTCGGATAATACAAGTTTAACTACATGTTTAATATTTAGATCTGGAAGCATAATGATTACAGGGGGTAACAATATATATGACTATTTGAATATTTACGAAAATATTCTAAAAATAATTGAAGAAAATCACTCTTTAATCTTAATTTGAATTTGTGTCTTCATCGTCTTCATCTTCATCTTCATTTTCATTTTCATTTTCATTTTCATTTTCATTTTCATCTTCCTCAATTATATCTTCATTTATAACTGTAGTTTTTTTTTCATCTTTATCTTTATCTTCATTTATAACTGTAGTTTTTTTTTCATCTTCTTTAGCTTCCTCAGACAAAGTCGTTGGTGTATCGGAAATTTTACTTAATTTCCCTGCTGAGCTCATTATAATAGATTTTATAAATTTATCTATCTTATCAATTTTTTCAGAATTTACGTTAAGTTTTATATACATCTTGTAATATAAATAAAATAATATTATACACAAACACAAGATAATTATGAAATATATAAAAGAAGAGTTTCCGAAATCCAAATCCATTTTATATATTTCAAATATATTATATTAGTATTTTAAAACGAATATTATTCTGGATCATCCAGTGTATTTTCTTCACTAGAAATATCGATTCCAACTATAAAGGAAGTTCTCTTTATCAATACACCCGATTTTTGAGGATATACACGTGAACCCTGTGTTAATACTTTAATATTGTTATTAGTAAAAGTAGACATATAATAATCTTTTGTAAATTGTTCTCTTGGAAGATTATTTTCTCTACAGTGTTCATTAAATGCTTGAGAAAATACCTTCATCGGAACATATAATTTTGGGTCAAAAATTACCTTTCCAGATTTCAAAAAATTTTGCAAAGAATTAGTTGTTTGTTCCATGTCTTCTTTATTTTCGTGAAAGTATTTAGGAAGAATATTCCAAATTCCTCTTTTACCGTAAGTAGCTAGAGCATTATGATATCCTCTAATACACAATTTTAGAATAAAAGGTATTTCCTTCATTAATTTTCTATCTATTTCTGTGTCTGTTACCTGTACCTTTTTACAAAAATTAATAACTGCCGTTCTTCTTGAAACGCTTTCAGAGTTGTTTTTGTAGCGCATAATTTTATTACCTCCCATAGTCATTGGAACTTTCCAGTCGATTGTTTCATCGTTTTTATATTTTTCGGAATACGTGTTTCTTCCTCCTTCTACGAGCAATTGCCAGTCTGTTTGTTCCATTTTAAAGTTCTCGGCGATCTCTGGTGCTATAACCATAAATTTATTAACATGAGGTTTAATTCCATACTTCGCATCTATATTGTTTGATATAATTCCTACATCTTCTTCTTCATAAAATTTCTGCAAAATTTTCATTAGGATAGTACTTTTACCCGCACCCGCCTGACCAAGTAAGTACAATAATACTTGCCAGTTATCTAATTCTCCTATATCAAAACACATTCTTCCCATAAAAATACAAAGCCATTTTTGGATCTCTTCTGGAAATTCTTGATAGTCAAGTACACTTTTAAAAGTTGGGCAGTGATTAATAATTTTAAACCAGTCATCTGTATATTCTTCAAAATTTTCGAAGTCCGATTCGTGATATTTAGAAGCAACAACATGACTTGTTATATATGGATGAGATTGACCATAAGGTACAAAAATATCTGAATAAATAGGTGTATCACCTGGTTTTGCTATATTATACTTGGTAATATAATTATCATTTTTGAAAGCAAACAAGTGTCTATCTTTAACAAGCGCAGGTAATTCTGGACCTACGTATTCCATAAAATAGCGTTCTGTATTGTTAACATTACTTATACCGTTTGCGGTAGCGTTTTTCCATTGTGTAAAATTCATTTTATGATCAGTTTGTTGATAAATATAATCTTTTATACTACAATGCTTTTTCCAAGCATGAGTGTTGTGCCCATTTTTAATTACGGGTTTATAAAGATTAGACCCATATTTTGTAAAACCTTCTTCAGGTATTTTTTCTAAAAAATACAATAACAACATTTGATAAGAAGTTTTTTTAGATTCGTCTGTGTATCTACTAAATTTAAATAGCATATTTGGATCTTCGTTAGATAGTGAATTGTGACTTTCCTCTGTTGTTTTGTTCAAAAGATAAATATCTCTAATAAGTCTTTCACTATAAAAAATTACTTCATATATCCTATCCCAAGTATTTGAATATTTTTCATAATCTGGAACAATACTCTTGAATTTTATATAAGTTGTAAAAACTTCAAAAATTACTTTATCTAATTCATTTTGAAGTAGACTAGTATCAATCGTGTTTATATCTGAAATATTTAAATTTTTACAAGCTCCTTCTAGTATATTAGTTTTATCAATAGTCCATTTTTTAGATAATTCTAAAAAGTAAGCAATTATGGAATCCTGATCCGCGGTTTTAATTCTTTCTTTAATTTCGTTAGACCACGAACGATTTTCTACGTGTTCTACCATATTATTATAGTTAATTATATTCTTTGCTTTTATATAATTTTTAAAAGACGATTTACACGTTGAATTTTAGGATAATAAAATATTTAAGTATAATGTATTAGGTAATGAAGTCTTATTTACTTTTCAAAAATAATGGGGAAATTTTTGAAAAAAAAACTAAAGAAAAATTATTTGGAAGTCCTAATAATTTCGACTTTACTGATTATGTAAAATACGAAGACTATATTATTTTACATAATAATAATAATCACGACGAATTAAACAAAACTATTTTTTATTTTACAAAAGATAGATTTAAAGGAGATATAATACTTCTTAAAATAGACGATAATTATAATATTAAAAATCTGAGAACGACCGATTATTTTAAAAAATTGACAAGAATTTTTCAAGAATTTTTTAGTAGCAACATAAACGACGTCGATTCTGATTCAGATACAGATCTAAGTATATACGGTAATTTGTTGACAAAAGAACCATTTGAATATTAATTACATAGTTTTACATTTACATTTACATTTTACATTTTACATTTTACATTTTACATTTTACATTTTACATTTTACATTTTATAGTCTTACTTTCCGTTTTTTCTCTATCTTCTACGTATATATAGTTGTGTAAAAATTTCGCTTTTTCTTCACTCGTCATTCCGTGTATTTTATCCGAATCGTATGAAAAAAATTTAACTAATCTATCAAAAACGTCTGCCTTTTTAATAGCTTTAATATGGGTTGCATTTTTAAGTTCTACAGTTCCGGTATTTGTATTGCATATATCGAGTTCATTTTTTTCCATAAAAGCTAAAACATCACCCTGTTTTTCTTTTTTAATAGCAAGTAATTCTTTAATCTTATCTTGAAAGGGTTTCATCTTTAATTTTAAATTTTTTATTTCATTTTCAATTTTGTTAAATTCTTCAACTTCGTGTTTGAATAGAAGAATTTCATTATCAGTTACGTTAAGCATTATATGATTTCTAATAATTTATTTTTTTAAGTTTATTTAATTTTTCGATACAGAATAATTTTTTAAAAGATAAAGTTTATAAACATAAAACACGTTTAATAATAGAACAAATAAAATAATTAAAGCATATAATTTAATAGGCCACAATATATCATGTAAAATTTTTTTAATTTTATTTTTGTTTTCTTCATTTAAAAAAGATTCAATCATATTAAAATTACAAAATATTTTTTAATCACTTAAACCACCGCTATCATCATGTTGTTCAATTTCATCTGAATCGTAGTTGTCTACATCAAATGAATTATCTTCTTCATTTGATTCCGATTCAGATTCTGAATCTGATTTAATTTCCATTTTTTTA